TGGACGACGCTTCCGGCTCGGTCAGATGGGAGACGAGCGCTGACCAGTCGTCTGCGTCGTCGGTGATGAGGCTGGAGACCATGGCCGTCCAGTCGTCGATGGGCTCCGGCTGCACACCGGCCGTCTCGGGTGGGGCGGGCTCGATCGAGGCGACGGGCTCGGGCTCGACGGCGGCCTCGTGCAGTTCAAGCTCGGGTCCGTGCTCGCCTCGCAGTTCGACGGCAGCCGGTTCGGCCGGGGCCTGGAATGCGGCGCGCAGCCGGGCCACGGTGTCCTCGTCGAGGACGTCCGCGATGCTGATGACGAGCGTCGGCTGCGCCTCGGCCGGCTGCTCCGGCTTCGGGCCGGCGTATCCGTATGCGGCGAGGTCCCAGGCGCGGGCCATGTCCGGCTCCGGCTCCGCCTCTCCGGGCTGCGGTTCGACGGGCTCGCCGCGCCTCGGAACCGTGAGCGCCTCGTCGGCCAGGCCCGCAGCGACCGCGTCCTCGGGGAGGTACCAGGTCTCGGCGCGCATGGCCTCACGCCACTGGTCGCGGGTCCCGCCGGCCTTCGCCGCGTAGGCGTCCGCGATGTTGTCGGAGATGAGGGCGAGGAGCTGCGCCATCTCTTCCATGTCGCCCGAGTTGCCGAGGCAGACCCCGGACGCTTCGTGGATCATGATCATGGCGTTGGGTGCCATCTCGACCCGGTCACCGGCCATCGCGATGACGGACGCGATCGACGCGGCGACACTGTCGACCTGGATCACCACGTTCGCAGGGTGGGAGCGCAGCGCGTTGGCGATGGCGATGCCCTCGAAGACGCTGCCACCAGGGGAGTTGATGCGCACGCGCAGGTTCGGCGAGGAGATCCCGCGCAGGTCCGCAATGAACTCGTCAGCCGTGGCGCCCAGCCATCCCCCAATCTCGTCGTACAACATCACCTCCGCCTCGTCCGGAGACGTGGCGTTGGTGATGCGGTACCAGGACTGCGCCTCGACACCGTGCTGCTCACGCAGCTTGGCCGCCTGCTCACGCTGGCGGGCGACGAAGCTGGCAAAGTTCGCGGGCAGTACGAGCCCCGTCATGCCGCTCATCCGTTGTCTCCCGTCGTGTTCCACTGCGCGGTGACGGTGCCCCTGCAGCGGACGCCGCCCAGGCACGCGTGGTAGGGGCCGGCCCCATACGCGGCCGTGACTTCGTGGAGCGTCGCGAAGCTGGTGCCGTCGATCGCCTTGCACGGGGCGCAGGTGTTGCCGTCGTTCTTCTCGCTGGCCACCCAGTGGGCTTCGGGCGCGGCTTCGAGGGTGGCGATCCGGCCCACGTTCTGCGCCCGATGGATGGCGCCGCCAAGCTGGTCGCGCTTGAACACACCCTTCAGGGCGCGGAGCTTGTCCTTCACCGCGGTCGCCACCGTTTTGCCGGACACCCCGGGGACGAAGCGGCGCACCGCTTCCTGCGCGGCCGACGCTGCCAGCCCGGACGCAATGAGGGAGGCGACTGCGCCGGCGATTGCGTTCAGCTCGTCACCGAAGTTGACGATCATCCCCGGGCGCAGGCGCGCGGTCAGAGACTCGTCGACCTTCGGCGCGGTCACCTTCACGCCCTGCGCCTTGGCTTCGTCGGCCATCCGGTTCGCGGCCTGCTGCGCCGCAGCACCGAGCGCCGTCCGCACCGTGTCGGCCGCGTCCGCCGAGTCCAGGGACAAGCCGGCCAGGGCGGCAGTGTCTTCGTCGTCGATCGCCTGCTCGATCTGCTTCCCGAGGTCGTCGATCCAGTCGTCGTCGGTAGAGGCCAGGTCGGCGAGCAGGTCATCGAGCGCAGCCGTGTGGTCCTGCTGCATCTGCTCCAGCGGATCGCTGTCTGCGTTGCGGATGGCCAGCGGGGAGCCGAGCAGCCCGGACACCGTGTCGGCCCACGCATTCGACGTGGCCGGGCCCAGCGCGCCGGGCGCGATCTCGTAGCCGAGGAGGGGCAGGATCACCGGCGCTGTCGAGGGGGCGCCTCGGACGATGTCGACGAGGAGCTGTTCCTTCGGATCCCGGAAGCCCATCTCTGGCAGGCCGCAGGCAGAGGCGACGCTGTCCCGGTTGTAGCCGGCAGCGACGAGGGACTGCGCCGCGTTGGCCTGCGCGGTGAGCTGAGCCGCCTCCATCTCGGCGTCGTCGGGAATCGGGTTGACGAAGTCGAACTCCAGCCCCTGGGCGGCAGCGCCGAAGAGGGGAAGGAGCCGGTGGTTGAGGGCGTCACGAACGGCTTCGAGGTCGGGGACGACGAGCCAGCGGGCGAACATGACCGCGCCGGCGTCGGCATTGGAGCGATTGACGTCGTCGACAGCGCCGGTCATCGGCTTGGGGAAGCCGAACGCCTCGCGGATGATCTCCCTCGACATGTTGCGCAGCTCGGCGAACTGCATGTCCCGCTGGGTGAACTTGCGGTCGACCCACTTGCCGTGCTCCAGGATCGCGACACGGTGGGCGTTGGCGACGCCCTTGTGCTGCTCGTTCCACCGGTCCCGCAACTCGTCGAACTCAGTGTCGCCGAGATGCCCGGGGACTTCGATGATCCCGCCGGGCTCGGCCGAGTTGAGGAAGAAGTTGCGGTTCCACTCGGCCGAGTAGCGGGCCGCGTCGAGGTCGGTGAGCAGCGCCTGTACCGGGCCGATACCACGGTAAGGGTCGGTCGGGTGAGGGGTGCGGATGAAGATGACGTCGTTGATGCCGAGCGCCACCTGCTGCCCGTCCGGGCCGGTGTACATGTAGCCGAGGAGGAACTCCTCCGGGTCAGGCACCGGCTGGATACGGTCCGGGCGTACCGGCCACATCTCCAGCGGGATGTCCACGCCCTCGACGCGGCCGATCACCCACCACGTCTCGCCCGTCAACTGCTTGTGCTGCGCGCCCGCTTCGACGAACTCGGACTGCGTGTAGAAGCGGTTCGGCCGGTTCCACAGGTCGAGGGCCGCGTGCGCGGCGACCGGGGTGCGGTCTTCCTTCTTCCCGGACTTCGCCTTGCGGAAGAGCCCCCACTCGACGCTGGCCTCGGCCTTGGCGGTGCGGTTGACGATGGCGAAGACGGTAGAGACGGAGCCCATCGCGTCGAGCTGCGAGGTGGCGCCGCGGTTGGAGCCGAAGATCCCGCGGCCGTAGGACTGGTTGCGGGAGGCGAAGGGGACGGGGGTGTCGGTGGTGCGGGCGCGAAGGTTGCTGGCTGCGTTGGCGAGGGAGCCGAAGAGCGTCTTGCCCACTCGGCACCCCCTTCGCGTCAGTCGCTGTCAAGCACCCACTGGAGTACGCAGGTAAGGACTCCTCCAGCGATGAGACCAACGCCCGTGCCGAAGATATTCCAGCATCCTGCTGTGATGAGTGTAAATCCTCCTGTCAACAGGCTCGCTGGCCGCAAATCTTTCAGCTTCTTGGGGTTCACGCTCAGCTTCCTCATCCCAGCCACCTCACTCGCGGCCGACCACCCAGATCGCGCTCGGCGCACATGTAGCGCAGCGAGTCGCAGCCGTGGTCGTTCTGCTTCACCGGCTCTTCCTTCAGCCCGGCCCCATTCCCCGGCTTCACTGCCCACACATAGCCCGGGATCTCCTCCGACGTCCGCGTCGGCCGGCCCGAGTCCGCGAGCGACTTGTCCTCCTCGACTAGGCCGCCGCGCATGATGAACAGGCGTGGCTTGCCGTCGCCTTGCGTCTTGAGGCGGGACTGCACGGCTTGGATGCCGTCGGACACGGTCTTCTTGGCCGGGATGGTGGACATGCCGAGGTACTTCTCCAGCGTGGCCCGGTCTTCCGCGTCGTGGTCGGTGATGATCGCGCGTGGGCGCGGCTCGTCCGGGTTCTGCCGCATGATCTCCAGGATCTGCTTCGCGTGGTCCTCAGCGAGGCGCTTGGTCATGTAGATCTCGCGGACCAAATAGAGCCTGCCATCAGGGTCTTCGCGCCAGTCCTGCCAACAGAACGGGTTTGTATAACCCAGGTCGATCGACCACCACCTGGTCCACGAGTCGGGCACCTTGAACCGGTCGATCACGTGGACGCTGTCATCCCAGCCTTCGAAGACCACACCCTCCGACGCCACCCACAGCCCGTCACGCAACCGCAGCCGCCGCGCCCCGGTGAGCGCGTCCAGCTTCGCCATGTACTCGGCGCCCGCCTCGGTGTACGTCCCGTCACGGTTGACGTAGTACGGGTTGTCCCGATGCGTCGACGTGATCATGCGCATGACTCCGGCGTCCGCCCGCCGCTTGATCCAATGACTTGGATGGGACGGATTCGTCGTCAGCAGGATCTGACGGTACGTCTTCGCGCTGCCCCGCAGACGACTGATGAGCGTCTCGTGCAGGTCGAGGCCGATCTCTACCGCCTCGTCCACAAAAATGCGGTCCAGCTCGGCGCTGAGGAACTTCTCCGGCTTGTCCCCGCCAGCCACCAGGATCGTCGACCCGTTGCCGTACCGGAACGCGGCCGGGTCCTTGCCCGATCCGCCGAACCAGCGGACGCTGCCCTCCGCCAACGCTTCGGCAGCGACCTGCTTCTGGAAGGTGACGAGGGTGGTGGACGTCAGCGAGATGTGGGTGGCGCGCAGCATCAGGCCGCGCAGGTTCGGCACCTGCATGGCGGTGAGGTGCATCTTCCAGCACGCGGCCAGCGTCTTGCCTGTACCGGCCCGGCCGACGGCGGCGACTTCGGTGTCCCGACAGCGCAGCAGGTCGACGTTGGCGCCGCGGGGTTCGAAGCGGACCGTGGTCGTCACACGACGTCCTGGGGGTCCACGCCGATGACCTGGTAGGTGATGCCGCCGGAGACTTCGGTCTTCGCCGGCTGCTTGAGCCCATGGAGGTCCTGGTATGCCTTGCGCACGTCGAGCGCTAGGCGGATGGCCTGCAACTTGGGCCCGTCGTCCTGGAGCGGTTCCTCCTGCCCGGTGTCGGGGTTCCGCCACATCACGATCCGGCCGTGGGAGACGGTGACGTGGTGGCGCTGGAGGATGGCGACGGCCTCGGTGTACAGGGCGTCGAGTTCCTGTGACTCGTCCGCGATGAGCTTGGTGACGGCCGGCCTCGCGACGTCGGCTTTGGCTTGTTCGATGCCGATGCGGGCGTCTTTGTGGTCGTAGTAGCCGAAGAGCCTGGCGAGTTGCCGGTAGGTGGTGCCGGGGTGTTCGGCGAGGTAGTCGGCTGCGGCGGCGTCGCGGCGGGCGGTTTTGATGCTGCGGGTGAAGCGTCCGCGTCCGTCGCGTTGGCGGAGGGGGGCGGGTGTGTCCGGGCCGGGCGGCTCGGGCTCGGCCGGTACGGGTGGCTCGTTACCGGTAGTCATGGTCTGATGGTAACGATGCGTGCAACCGGGTGGCGGTGGTGCGCACGCAGGTAGGGCCCGATCCCTGGGGCGGTGGCGAGACCAGGGATCGGGCCCTCTGCTGTACGGGGTGAGTCAGGCGCCGTCTTCGCTCTCGCGGTCGGCTACGTGGGGGCCGGCGGGCAGGGACGGCTCGTCATCCACGCGCTCGTGTTCCCCGGACAGGCACAGCACGCAGAACTTCGTGTCCGGGCCGGAGTGTCGGACTTTCCGCGTGAGCATGCGGTCTTTGATCTGCTGCTCGGTGGGTCGGGTCCAGGTGTGGGAGCCGTCGGCGGTGGCCTGGATGGCGTGGCCGCGCTGGTCGATGCCGCAGAGGGCGCAGCCCATCGGGTTCGGGTTGGTCTTCATCGGGTGTCTCCGGTGTTCGTGGCGGGCGGCCACCAGTGCGGGGCCTCGGTCATGGCGCTGATCGGGCCGTCTTCGTCGAGGAGGTCGATGATGAGTTTCAGGTTGTCGAGCGCGTCGGCTTCGCTGCCCTGCCAGGCGTGGTTGACGGTGCGGCCGCCGACGATCTGTCGGACGTGGCCGGGCTTGTGGGGGCGGCACATGAGGATCTTGAGTTCGCGGTCCTTGTAGGTCTCGCGGATCACGGGTGGCTCCGTTCGGTAGGTGGCGGATAGTCAGGCGGGAGGCCCGGCCCCGAAGGGCCGGGCTGGCTGCTCAGCAGCCGTAGTCGCCGTTCTGGTCGGCCGTGTACTCGATGCAGTCCATGCAACTGCACAGGCTCCGGACTCCGTGCTGCGCGACCGTGCAGTCCGGCAGGGGGCTGCTGCTCGCCCCGGCGGTGGCGGTGCGCTGAACCCGGCTGGAGCTGCGAACGAACTTGCGGGGCCGGTCCTCGAACGAGGTGACGATGCTGACGTAGGGGTCCGCCTTCGGCTTGTCCCAGACCAGGGTGATGACCCCGGTCAAGGTGTTCCCGCGCCCGTCGTCGAACTCGACCTCCTGGTCGACGGCGAGGGACTGGGACTGCTGGGTGGTGTCGTTCATGTGCTTCTCCGTGGTCTTTCTAGGCAGCGAATGCCGCTGCGAGGTTGTTCATGCGGGTGGTGGCGGAGATGCCGGTGGCGCGGGGCGCGATGGTCGCCGCGAGTTCGTATGCGGGGTAGGCCGGCTTGTCGCCGGTGGCGGTCCGCTCGATCTGGTACGAGGTGCGGTGGATCGTGTAGCTGACGAGGCGGTCGAGGCGGAAAGTGCGGGACTCGCCGCTCTGGCGGTCCATAGCCTTGAGGAGGACGTCGCCCGCGTTGCTGATCGCGATGTCGTAGGTCTCGATCGTCCGGACGGTGGTGGTGCCGTCGGCCTTCACGTAGGTGATGGTGACGGGGTGCTGGCGGTCGGCGGCCTTGATGAGGCGGGTGAGGGTCTGGGTGGTGGTCTCGCGTGCGGTGTGCCTCATCGGTGGTCCCCCTCGTTGCGCTTCCTTGTGACTCCAGTATTGGCCAACTCGGTTGGCCTTGTCAATAGGCTTGGCCTAGCCTGTTGGCCAAGCCTGTGGGAGACTCCTCTATATGGACACCGCGAAACTCGAACTCGCAGCTCAGCGCTACCGAGAAGCCGAAGCCGCCCTCGACGCGGCCCGCGCCGACCTCCAGGCCGAGGCCGTTACCTTCCTGAAGTCGACCGACGAACGCGGCGCGCAGGCCACTGTCGTCCGCGTCACTGGCTGGACCCGTGAGTACCTGCGGCGCCTGCTGAAGAGCAGCGAGGAGCAGACCGCATGAGCGACATCGACTGCCCGCACTGCCACGCCACGTTCGACAACCTGGACGTCCGTATGGTCGTTGGCCGCCTGGACGGGACCGCAGTAGCGATCAAGCACACGAAGGACTGCGTCGACTACCCCGACGACGGCCCGGTGCGCCCGGGTGAGGAGCCCACCACATGAGCGGCGAGTTGCAGGGCCTGCTCATCGGCGGAGGGATCGGCGCCGCACTGGCCTACCCTCTGGGGCGCTTGATCGGTGTGGCCATGGCTCGGCTCTTCCCGTGACCGCATGACGAAGGCCCCGCCCCATCCCGGGAGCGGGGCCTCGCTGCGACGACAGTTAGCTGCCCAGGCTCTTCACCATCTTGAGCTTGTCGAACTCCCCACCCTCACCCGTCCAGCCCAGACCGTCGATCGACTTGGCCACCAGCAGTGCGGTGTAGTCGTCCTCGTTGAGCGGCCCGCACCCTTCCGGCCGGCTCTTCCCGCCCTCCTCGGTCTTCGTCTTCATCGTGTCGAATGCGTCCTTGGCTGCGGCGTCGTACCCGGAACGGACCATGCCTGCGAGCGTCTTGTCGAACGCGTCGACCCGCGCCTTTGCTTCGCTGACGGTCGGCGTGTCCCCGGGCTTGCCTCCGGTCCGCTCTGTGAGGGCGGTGGCGCAGTCCTTGGCTTTCTCGTCGTCGGACTTCGAGCATCCGACGGCGGCTCCGGCGAGCAGCAGGGTGGCGAGCAGGGTGGCGGTGGTGGTGTGGCGCATGGTCCCCCCAAGGCTGATGGTGCCGGGGATCGTAGCGGCGCCCGCTGACAGTCGGGGCGGGAATGCGGACAGGCCCACCACATCGGGGGGCGTTGTGGTGGGCCTGTCTCCCAGGGTGCCGGTTCGCGGCCGGCGTCCAACCAGTGTGGCAGCCGCGGCTACTCCACGGGGTCGGAATGGGGGGGCGGAGCGGGCGCTGTTGCCGGGCCCCGAGGCGACCCTCGATTGCCGCAGTTCCGACCCCCTATCCGACCCACCGAGCAGTGGGCCTGACCTGCACGTTCACGGGCTCGCGATCGCCTGCGCCTCCCACGCAGCCGACGGGACGATCCGCCACGTCCCGGTGTCCTCGCAGCGCTCCACCTCCGGGCGCAGCGCACGCGCCGCGTCGAGCACCTGCTTCTCCCCGAGCCCGGTCGCCTGCTCCAGCTCGCGGCGCTGCATGTTCCCGTACTTGGCGAGCGCGTTGCGGACCTTCTCCTGCTGCGTGCCGCCGGCCGCGGGGAGGATGAGCCGCTTCCCCACCGGGGCCCGCACTGTCGTCGCCCCGATCCGTGCGACCTCCCGACGGAACTCCTCGCCCGTCAGCCACATCCCCTTGTACGGGGCGGCCTGCTGGTGGACCGGGGACTGGAGCAGGAACTTGCCCGGCTGGTCCAGCTTCCCGGGCTCCCAGCCTGGGGTATTCCCGAAGATGAACCGGCGGTGGTCCGCGTCGTTCATGCGGGTGGACAGCCGGTTCGCGTAGTTACCGCGCGCGTCCGTGGTCCCGCCGAACACCTTGCGGGAGGGTTGCTGGGTGGCGGACAGGAAGTGCATGGCAGCGAACCGCATCAGGGCGAGGAGGGACTCCTGCTTCTTCGACGCGGGCTGCTTCTTGAACGGGCCGTCGTCGCCCTGGCGGACCAGCTCGGCGAGCTCGTCCTCGATGACCCAGATCGCGGGCCGACCGTGCTTCTCGGGATCCCACTCCTGGTCGCCCGCGTCGGCGAGGATCTGGCCGCGCTCGTCGAGTTCCTGCCGCAGCCAGTCAAGGAGGGCGTGTGCCTGCTCCGGGGTCTGCGCCACGTCCTGCAAGATTGGCGCCATCGGGGTCAGCTCGGGCGCGCCCGGCTTCAAGTCCACGCCGTAGACCACGGTGTCCGGGCGGTCCGCGAGCTGGACTGCGATGGACCGGACCAGCGTGGACTTCCCGAACTTGGACGACCCGGCGACGAGGGTGTGGTTGTACGCGAGGTCCAGCCAGACGGGGTTCAGGAACCGGTCCACACCGAGCAGGACCGGGTCGGTGAACCGGGCCGCGGACTGCCGCTGGTACGGGACCACCGTGTCGAGCGGGTCGCCGTCGATGAACCGGGCCACCAACTGGTTCGTGAGCGCGCCGTCGTCGAGGACGAACTCCCCGGCCACGCCCAGCCCCGAGGTGACCTTGGGCCATGCGGTCCGCAGTTTGGCCCGGTCCAGGTTCACGGGCAGGTCGAGGACTGCGGTCCATCCGGTCCGGGTTCGTTCCACGATGCAGCCCGGGAGTTCGGCGGCGAACAGTTCGTGGACCACGGTCCGCAGCCTGGTCTCCTCGACGGTCCGGCCGGTCAGGTCCGGTCCGGACTGGACCGGTTCAGGGGCGGTCTTCTGGACCAGGGCGTGGTGGGCGGACTGCTCGCGGATCAGGAGGGTGCGCAGCCGGGTGGCCTCCATGTCCAGCTTGATCTCGTCGTGCCGCGTCGCATGCCGGTACACGCCGCGTGCTGCTCCGGTGGCCGCGACGGCGACGAGCCAGGCGTAGAGGCCCGCTCCGCCGTCGAGAGCGGTGGTGGCCCACGCCTGCCCGAACACCCCGCACGCTGCGCCCGCGGACCAGGACAGGGCGGTGTTCCACTTCTTCGAGAACGAGGCCAGCGACAGGCTGCCCGCGGCGACGGCAGTGGCGAACTCGGCGGCTGCGGCGGTGGTGCCGTACTGCCAGTCGGCGGCGAGGGCTGCGGCGGAGACGAGGCTGGGCGTGGCGAGGGTGAGGGCCAGGTCGGTGCGGGTGAGTTTCACTGGTGCTCCGTGGCAGAGACGCGGCGACCCCCGCATGCGTGGTGCGGGGGCCGGGCCGGACGGGCGGTCAGGGGTACTGGCGGTGGAGCGCCTCGGCATCCTTCAGGCGGCGGTAGGCGGTCGACTCGGGGATGCCGAGGATCTCCGCAGCGCGCGCCTTGGTGATCCGCTCGTCCGCCTTGAGCCGGTCCAGGAGGGTGTTCACCTGGTCCTCGATTTGGTCCGACTGACCCGAACCGGACCGGACTGCGGCCTGAACCATGACCGGTTCAGGCGTGAACTGCCCGCGGTCTACCGGCTGGTCAGGGGGCTGAACCGGGGTGGACTCGACGCGGACCACGACCGGGTCCAACTGCACGGGCGACTGTTCCGTGGACTGGGCCAGTTCAGCCTTGGCCTGGTCCACCCCCGACATGATCGTCATCAGAACCTCGGTGTGGAACGCGTCGTCCAGCTCGGGCCCGTACCCGGCCTGCCGTGCCCGCTTCACGAAGTCCGGGAACGCGTTGGCGAACGCGACCTTGAACCCGATCGGGAACAGCGCGAACACCGCGCCGGCCACGAACCCGGACAGGGTGAGCCCGAAGAGGATCAGGCCGTGGGCGAAGTTCGCGCCGACCGAGACGCGGAACATGCCCTGCATCCGGCGGTGCGCCTCGATCGCCCGGTGCGGGCTGCGCTGGTTCTTGATGACGACGACCGCGGACTGGAACCAGACGAGGTCGATGAGGGCGAAGACGGCCCAGGCTGCCCAGCCGGGCATGCCGAAGTGCCGGCCGAGGTCGTAGAGGGACCAGCCGGAGGCGAAGGCGACGGCGACGGCGAGGAGCGGGACGGTGCCGATGATGGCGGTGTCGACGGCGTTGCGGCGGCGTTCGGCGTGCTTGTGGTGCTTGGCGTTGATGACGGCGGTGGCGCGGGCGTAGAGGTCACTCATCGAGGGCTCCGGATCAGTGGCGGGCGCGGGCGGTGCGCGGCTGGTGGGTGCGGATCTGGTGGGCGACGTACACGGCGCCGGCGAGGAGGGCGGCGGCGCCGGGGTGGGCGACGACGCCGTCGGCGATGCCTTGGACGATGGCGAGGACCAGGCCGCTGGCGAGTTCGGCGAGCTGGCGGGTGGCGTGCTGGTTCATGGCGGCGATGATGATCACGGTGGTGATGAGCAGGTTGCGGAGCAGGTGGTTGGGGTGGCGTCGCATCGGTGCTCCTCGGGTCGGGGGTGCTGCGCCGGTTCTCCTCACCGCCCGTGCGAGACGGGCGGATCGGGCAGCCGGTCAGGGGCGGAACGCGGCGCGGACGATGCCGATGGCCTCGTCGGTGCGGTCGGTGACCTTCCCGGACTCCAGGTCGTTGGCGCGGGCTTCCATCCGGTCGGCGGTCGTGTCGTTGCCGGCGATGCGGTGGAGGAGGGCCTCCTCGCGGTTGTCGGCGGCGGCCTTCTTCATGCGGTCGGACATGGGTTCTCCTCGGGTGGCGGGGGCCGCCTCCCCGGCCGGGGGAGGGTCGCGGGGAGGCGGCGGTCTGGTGGGTGCTACTGCTGGTCGTCGCTGCTCGCGTCGGCGTGGGCTTGCATGAGCGCGGCCTCGACGTCGCCGCCGGGGACTTCGCCGCGTTCGATCTGCGCGTACACCTGTTCCGCCGCCAAGAAGAAGCGGTCCTGGAAGCTGGGCTCGGTCATCGGTCGCTGCTCCCCTCGGTGTCGTTGCTGCCCCAGCCGGTGGCGTAGTCGTGCGCGGCGCGGTCGAGGAGTTGCGCCGACGTGGCGGTGGCGTCGTCGGTGACGGGGGTGGGCTGCTCGCTCATGCCGCTGCCCCGGCCAGGTTCTGGTCGGCGAGCTGCCACAGTTCCCGGGCGCGGGTCTCGTCGCCCTGCTGTTCGGCGTCGTTGGCGGCGAGGGCGTAGAGGAGGCCAGCGTCGTGGGTGAGCTGGTCGGCTTCGGCGAGCTGCTCGGGGGTGGGCTGCGGGTGGGGCTGACGGCTAAGGTCTTGCATTGGTCATCTCTCCTGGTGAAGCAGGTGGATGGCTGGCCCGGACGGGAGTTGCTGCTCCCGTCCGGGCTGTTCTGTTGGTGCTCTCCGAGCGTAACTAACTTCTGGACAATTAGCCAGAAGTTAAGGGAGGATGTTGCCGTGCCCAAAAACCCTGGATCCGAGGGGAGTCCGCGCCTGTTGACCATCGATCAGATCGCGGAGAAGCACGGGGTCAGCCGTTCGTCGGTGCACACGTACCGGCGCGGCGGCACCTTCCCCCGACCTGTTCCGGTGGAAGGCACGACGAGAGTCCTGTTCGACCCTGCCGAGGTGGCGGCCTGGTTCAAGGCCAACCCGAAGCAGCAAGGCAGGCGTAGCGACCTCCCCGCGAAGAAGCCCAAGCAAGGAGTCCCTGTGACCACGACCGTTGACCCGCGTATCGCGATCCTGTCCGACCTGTCCGACCCGCCGTACAACGAGGTGACGGAGACCCGCTGCGTCCCGTGGGACGACGCGGTGAAGATGCTCGCCGCCTACCGGGCGTCCGTGCTGCGCGAGGCGGCCGACGCGCTCGACGAGTCCGAGACGCTGCGCGATCTGACGGACGACCACATGAGCGACGTGAACGCGGCGACGAACGAGCTGCGCCGCATGGCCAACAAGGCGGAGCCGTCGGATGGATGACATGGCGCAGGAGGACGCGTGGGCCAGAGGCGCGACCCGCGTGCCCGAGGAGATCATCGCCGACGTCTACGAGGCCACGAACGACGGACGCCCCACCGGCTGGCCGAAGTTCTACGACCGGACCGGCGAGCAGTGGCAGGAGACCGGGGGGCGCCACGACGGCGACGTAGTGATGATGCCGGGCAGTGACTGGGTGCCGATGCTGCGCCGGGACGTGCAGGCGTGGTGGGGGCCGCTGGTGACGGAGGAGCTGTACGACGAGTGGGCGGCTGCGGTGAACCGGCACCACGCCCTGGCGCACATGGCGAGGGAGCGTTCGTGAGCGACACCGCCTGGGGCTGACACCCCACCCGTGAGCCCCTGCCGCGCGCCGTGGTGGGGGCTCTGCCGTGCCCGTTTATGATCACGGGCGTGGACCTCCCCGATGATCTGATCACCCTCGAACGCGACGCCGAGCAGCAGCGTGCCCGGATGGCTGGGCTGACCGGGGACGAGGCCGATGTGCAGCGGCAGGCGTGGCGGGAGGCGGCCGCTGCGGCGCAGGCCGCGGTCACCAAGCACGCCGAGAACTCTGGGCTGAACCGGTACGAGGTCGGGCAGGCGTTGAAGGCCGCGGCTCGGGGGACGGAGCAGGACCCGACCGAGTAGCCGGCACACGGCTGCGCCCCGCCTCGGGGATGAGGCGGGGCGCAGCTCTGTGCGGGGTCACGGTTTCCAGTTGGGGCCGCGCAGTCCGGGCGGGACGCTGCTCGTCGAACGCGCGGGCGGTCCGATGCGGAAGGCGCGAGGCTCGGGGCGTTCGCCTTCCTGTGGCCGGTCGAGGGTGGCGAGAATCTCGTCGGTAAGTCCGTGCGCATACGCGAGGTCGAGCAGCTCGGGGCAGTCGTTCAAGTTCTCGGTGTACGCGAACTCCTGGTCGCCGTAGTCGCCGCAGCCTTTGCACATCGCGGCTTCGTGCCAGATGGCGTCGGGGTCGAGCCGATGGCGGGCGAGGATCTTGCGGTCGGCGGCGCAGCGGCGCAGCACGCTGTCCGGGTCGTGGGTGACGATGTGGTCGGCGTCCGGGGAGTGCGGCGGTGTGGTGCTCCAGTAGATCCGCTCGTAGGCGACGGAGGCGATGCGGGCCTGGTCGGGTGCGGACTGCCAGCCGTCGGTGTCACGGTCGACGATGATGCCGTCGAAGACGTGGCGCCAGTCGGTGGCGGTGCAGGCGCGGGCGGTGGCTTCGGTCTCGTCGACTTGCTGGGTGATCCAGTCGTGCAGGTCAGGCACCGGGCTGCTCCTTGATCCATGCGGCGGGCTGGAGGGTGAGGCGTCCGTCGGTGCGGTGCCACCAGTAGGGCTTGTCGAACAGCCAGACGACGCGGAGGGCGTCGGGGTCTCGGATCACGGCTGCTCCTGTCCGTCGAGGGCGCGGACCGTCGCGCACGGATACGACACGCTGGACTCGTGGGTGCACTCGGCGCAGGACCCGTCCCCGTACTCGTCTCGGTGCAGCGCGCGGACCCGTTCGATCGCTTGGGCCTGTGCTGTCTCCTCGGGGGTGGCCTGGCGGACGCGGATGATCTCCGTCATGATCTCGCCCGTGACAGCCGCGGCGACCGCGTCCGAGACGGGGATGCCAACCGCCGTCAGGGTGGAGGTCACCGCGGTGTGGACGCGGGGGGCGAGTTCGGTGACCTCGGTCCGGTCGGTGACGACCTTGAGGCGGAGGGGCGTGGTGTGGGCCATCAGCGCTGCTCCTGGGTGCGGCAGTCGGGGTGCTGCTCGGTGGGGGCGAGTCCGGCTTGTCCGGCGCGGGCACACGCGGGACACGGGGCGGGCGGGGTGCTGTGGTCTTCGGCGACGTGCCGGTCGCGGGCGCGTTCGGCGGACTGCTGGCTCTGGTGGTCGAGGGACAGGTAGCCGTCGCAGGTGTCGGTGCCCCAGCAGCGGAACACCCACTTCTGCTCGCCGTGGTCGCGGTACGGCTGGACGACGAGGCCGGTGTGGGGCTCGGTGGTGTCGGCGTCCATCTGTCGGATTGCTTCGCCGGCTGCGGTGGGGCTGCCTTCGATGGTGACGACGAGGCCGGGCTTGGTCGCTTCGGTCGCTGCCGGGGCGGGCTGCTCGTCGAGGAGTTGGAGGAGGAGTCGGCCGATTGCGGGTCCGGGGCCGGTGTCGCCTGTGTCGATGGCGTGTTGGGCGTAGGCGCGGATGCGGGTGAGTGTGGTGTCGGCGTGTGTGGCCGTGCTGTGCTCTGCCTCGACCGTGGCGTACAGCTCGGCGGTGGTGATGAGCCCTTGCCGGTGGAGTGCGACGGCGTCTCGTGCTTGGGTGAGGCGGTAGTACAGGGCGTCGAGGTCGTTGTCGTTGATCGAGTCGGCGGTGTGACGGTCGGTCATGCGGCTTCCTTGTCTGCGCGGGCCCAGGAGGGCGCTGTGGGCTTCGTCGGGGTCGGGATGGACTCCGCGACCTTCGGGGCCTGTTCGTCCGCCTGTGGCCCCGCCAGGCCCCGCCACGCCCGTCGTATCGCCCACGCCGCGCCCGCCACCCCGACGACGCACACCACCGTCGCGGCGAACGCGGCCGCCGCGATCCAGTAGGCGAGGGCGCGGCAGGTGACGAACAGGACGGTGAGCGCCTCACCGAACAGGGGGCCGCTCACGGGGCCGGGTCCTCGGCCCGATAGGTGCGAGTGGTCCACGACGCAGCGGCACGCATCATCTGCCGTGCCACCCGATCCGCTTTGCGCTTCGCCCGCTTCTCCGTGGTGCGCCATCCGCTGTCGGTGGAGAGCACTCCGTCGAGCGAGGGCCAGGGCTGGCAGAGGCTGGCCGTCCAGGACCAGGAGAGCGGGCCCTCGTGGACGACGTGGGTCTCGACGTAGTAGTCATCGCTGCTGGGCTTGATCACGGGTCAGGCCTCCGTGCTGGTCGCTGCCGTGCACCAGGGGCATCCGGTGACGGGCGCCAGCTTGTGGTGGGTGCGGTGGACGGTCCGGTCGTGGATGCAGTGCTCGACAGGCGGGACAGGCTCGGGCTGCTGCGCCTCGCGGGCGGGTCGCCCTCCGTGCACGCACTCCCCGGCCTCGGTGTCGCAGGCGGTCTCGGACTCGGCCTCGCGCAGACAGTCGCCGGAGATGGACGCGGTGCACTCCCGCTGCCGTGTCTCGTCGGCCGCACCACCCGGGCCGGACACGGGCACGACGTCGGCCAGACGGCGCAGCTCGGCCGCGAGCTTCCGCGGGAGGCAGGTGTCGCAGCCGCCGCAGCCGCAGTCGTCGTCGTTGCCCACGAAGTCGGCAGCCTCCCGCAGCGCGGCTGCCCGGATCGCGGCCCGGTCGGCGGGCGCGGGCAGCACGGCGGCGGCCAGCGCCTGGACGCGGGCGTCGAGCGCCTCGGTCCGGTCACGCATCTCCACCCAGTCCCTGCGGAGGCGATCCACGTCGCGGCACGACGACTCCAGCTCGGCGATGCGGGTACGGAGTTCGACCTGCTCGGCGTCCGCGACGGCGATGACGGCGTCGAGCATGTGCTGTCCGCCGTCGAGGACCCAGCCCTCGGCCTCGCGGATCGCTGCGGCGTACCGGTCACGGCGGGCCTGTGGGGTGGTGGTGTCGGTCATGCGGACTCCAAGTCGGGGGCTGTGATGGGATGAGCGGGCGGCCGGCCCTGGCATCAACAGGGCCGGCCGTGCTGCGTGGTCACGGGCGGGCGGTGTGGATCGCGTCGTCGTAGCCGTCCCAGGAGTCGACCCCGGCGGCCTGGAGAGCGGCGAGGAGCGCGGAGTCGTCCTCCATCACGGCAGCCTCCGCGTTGAGGCGGCGGATCTCGGCGAGCAGCGCACGCACGTCCTCGCGGGCGTGGGCGACGAACTCGGCGTCCGCCTGCACCTGCGCCCAGTCCTCCTCCGCCGTCCAATCGCTGTGCGCCGGGTCGTTGTCGAGGGGCTCCTCCTCGAAACGGGCGATGGTGCGTCGGGCGCGGTAGCCGCAGCCGGTGTCTTCCAGGTCGGCGGCGATCTCGATGAGGCTGTCGCCGCCGAACGTGTAGACGCCCCACGGTCCGGGGGTGGCGGCGTCGGTGCGGGCTTCGATGTCGGTGAGCTGCTGCTCGGTGAGGGGCTGAGGCATGGTCATCTCCGTGTTGGTCGGCGGGTCAGGGTGCGGGCGGGGTGTGTCGGGTGTCCCGTGTCCGGGTAGCCGCGGCAGACGGTCAGACAGCGGGCTGCGGGTCTGTCGGTCGGAGCGGGATCACGTCGGCCAGCTGCTCGATGGGCTGGCCCGCAGCGGCGAGGCAGGCAGCGACGACGGCGATGGCCGGGCAGTAGGCGCGGAACTCGGCGATGCACTTCACCTGCACCCAGACTGCGGAGTCCCCATCTGGCGTTGTCGGCCTCCAGTAGGCGTCGCCGTTCCTCAGCTCCTCGGCGAGCGTGGTGGGTGTCCACCCGGCAGCGAGGAGCGCCTTGGCGACGTCGGGGCAGTACGCGCTCATCGCTGCGCACCCTCGGCGGTGGCCGCGTGGACGGCGGCGATGACGGAGGCGCGCATCTCCTCGGGCATGTCCGGGTGGAACGCGAAGTGGATGCGGGCTCCGGCGATGTCGACGTGCTCCTCGTCGGGCTTCAGTCCGTCGGCGCCGAGGTCGACGGCCCAGCGGGACAGGTTCGCGGCGCTGTCGAGGAGGCCGGTCATCTCGTCGCAGGCCTCGTCGGTCTGGTCGAGGTCGAGCTCGGTGCCCCACTGGCGCTGGACGGCCGGGCGGATCCTGTCGTCGGCGTTGCGGGCTGCTCCGGCGTGCAGTCGGGCGGCGAGGGTACGGAGGTCTTCGTCGGTGTACGGGCGTTCAGTCATGGTGTGACCTGCGTCTTTCGGTGTGTTGGGGTGGGTGGGTGGTGGGGGGTGGTGGGGGGTGGCGGGACGGGGGTCAGGCAGCGAGGCCGGGCGGGCAGTTGCCGCAGGGCGGTGGCGTGGGGCCGGAGGGTGCGGTGCCGCAGGGCCAGGCGCCTTTGCGGGGGATGTGATAGCCGGGCTCGGCCGGCTCGGTGGACTTCTCGGAGGTCCGGGTGCGTCCGCCGAGGGAGAGCAGGTAGGCGGTGAGGTCTCCCTGCTCGCGCATCGCGATGACGTCCGCGGGGTCGATGTCCGTCACGTTTCCTCCATGTCGACGATGCGGGCGTAGTGGCCCTGCCAGGCGGTGGTGACGGTGGCGTTGTGGCCCATGCGGTTCTTGGCGACGATGAAGTCGAACTCGCCGGCCCTCGGGCTCTCGCGGTCGTAGTAGTCCTCGCGGTGGAGCAAGATCACGATGTTGGCGTTGTTCTCGATGCCGCCGGACTCTCGAAGGTCGGAGAGCGTCGGGGTCTTGTCGGTGCGGTGTTCGCTGACGCGGTTGAGTTGGGCCGCGGCGATGACGACGATCTTGAATTCCTGTGCGAGGGCCTTGAGTCCGACGGCGATGGAGTCGACTTCGATGACGCGGTTCTGCGCCTTGGTCTCGGCCTTGGCGATCTGGAGGTAGTCGACGATCAGGACCGCGGGCAGGTCGTTGCTGGCCTGCAACTGGCGGAGGCGGCGGCGCCACTTGGAGACGGGGA